GGTGTTCCTTCAACACAGTTGAATGGTCTAGCAGCAGCTTCTAGTTCTATAACTGCAGCAAGTTCATTATTTGCTCAGGGTTCAGAAGACATTACAACTGGTGATTTTCCAGCATGGACAAGCGTAACTAGCACAATTGCAGCAGGTGACGCAGCTAACTCCATGATGTACAAAGTAACAGCAGACACAACTTTTAAAGTTTATAATGTCAACGCTATTACTGGTACTTCTGTTAACGGTGACGGTGTATTTATCTCAGCTGATGATTCAACTGCAGGTAGAGCAGCTTACATCGTTTGTAGAGTTAACTACTTACGTCCAGCAAAAGCTGTAACTTGGGACGATGTTTCTTCCTTCGTGGACTTTGCTTCACAAGTAGGCGGAACAGATTCATAATCTATATTTTTATAGTTTAGTGAAAATGGCGAGTCTTTACGGCTCGCTTTTTCATTGTCAAGCAAAATTTATTGAGTTAAGCTATTTAAAGAAGGAATTTTTTTAATTATGTTGTATCAACACAAGATTACTGGGGGAATAGTAGAAAAGGTATCTCAACATGGAGAGGGTGTTTCAATGGTCATTAATGCTAATGACGAAGCTGAATATGTTAATGATGATGATTTAATACCTTGTGTAGGAGCTACTTCTGAAAAGATTAAAACAGAAGAAAGACTAAAGGCAGATTTGAAATCTACTGGAGATAAAGAAGCAAAAGTCAGTAATAAAGAAACTTTTCCTTATGACACTAGATTAAATATAAATACTGCAGGTGCTAGACAGATCGCAGATACATTACCTGGGGTTGGTCTAAAAACTGCAAGAGATATAAAAGATTTACAAACTACACTTTCAGGAGAAAGATTTACAAAATTAGAACAATTGAGAGGAATAAAGCGTATAGATTGGGATGAGATATTCAAAGAGAACTTAGTAAGAGTAGACTAGTAACAGGTAAATTTTACTTGTT